TGGTGCCCGCGGGCCTCGGGGTGCTGTGCTCGCGTGCTGGGCCCTGCTCGGTGGTGCCCGCGGCCCTCGGGGTGCTGTGCTCGCGTGCTGGGCCCTGCTCGGTGGTGCCCGCGGGCCTCGGGGTGCTGTGCTCGCGTTTCTGTCGGTTTTTGGTGGTTTTTGAGGGTTGTCATTTGCTGGTGCCTGTGTTATACTGTCCCTGTCGTTTGGTGCGGTTTGGTGCGGTTTGGTGCGCGGTTTGCGCTGGGGGGGGGTTCCTGTGGCTCTGGTCGGTTTTTCTGGTTCGCGCTCGCTGCCGGTCTCGTTTGCGTCGTTCGTGGCCTGCGTCGTGGCCGCCTTTGCCCGCTCGGGTCGGGGCGTTGCCGTCGGCTGTGCCCGCGGTGCGGATGCTCTGGTTCGCGCTGGTGCCGCTTCGTGCGGCGCTCCCCTCTCTGTGTTCTCTGTCGCCTCGGGCGCTTTTGGCGCCGGGCGCGCCGCCTTTGCCCGCCGCTCCGTTGCCCTCGTCCGCGCCGTCGCCGCCTCGGGCGCTGGTTCCGGTTTTGTGGGGTTTGTCTCTGTGCCCTGCCCCTCCGGCGTGGCTCCGGCGCCGTCCTGGCGCTCGGGCGCTCGGGTCTCGGGCTCCTGGTCCTCGGTCGCCCTGGCTGCGGGTCTCGGGGTTCCTGTGGTGGTTGTCTGGTGCGCCTCGGGCGCTCCTGTCCTGCCCTCCTGGCCCGCTGGTTCCTGGGCGCCTGTCGCCCTGTGTGGCGCCTCGGCCTGGCGCTGGTGCCCCGCGTCGGCCCCCGCGCGCTTGCCGGGTTTGTGATCGCTGGTGTTGTTTGGTAATGCGGGCGCCGCGGCGCCCGCCCGCCTTGCGGCCCTAATGGGCCTACAGAACGGAGGATGATACAATGGCACGATCGGTAGAACGATACATTCGAGCAGAACACCGCGCGGAACTGCTGCACGAGTTAACCGCCACCGCCGCGGCCCTGGGTCGCCTGCAGGCGGCCCTGCCCCCCGCCGCTTTCGCCCGCGTGCGCGAACGCATGGACACCCGCGAGATTGTGACGATCGGGCACGGGGCATATGACCTAGTACACCCCCGCGCGCGGCTGGAATATGTCGAACGTCTCGAAGCTAATCTCGCATCATACCGCGAGATTGTAATCCATGCAGATCGCTGGTCCCTGGCCCACGGCGCCCCCACAGACGCCACAACCGCGCGCGTCGATGTGTGGTGGTTTGCAGACAACGAGCCACAACACGCCCGCCAGGTCCTGGCAATTGACGTGCTCGAACACCTGTCAACACAACACGGCTGGAACACGGACGATCGGGGCACATGGATGCACCCCGATCGCGGAGCACGCGACGAACGGACCCTGTATTACCAAATCCCCACCGCGCGATATCACAACGCCCCTGGCGCGTACTCGACACGCCGCGTGCTCCGATTCGATTATGTGACGAAATACGGAGCTGAACACTGGGTGCCAGAATGGCGCGACTGCACGCCCGAGGACGTGCCCGCGTCATGGAGCCCGACCCCCACCGAGACTGGCTATTACAATCGCTACATGCCATCCCAAGGAGGCTAAACAATGGAACGACTTCTAATCGGCAGCCTGGAATTGACCACAACAACGACTGGGCTGAATGTCGCCGCCCTATACAGCAGCGACACACGACTAAAATACCCGGTAGCGACTCTGTTTGACCTGTCCGCACTGACAGACGTGAACATCGACCCCAACACACTGACGCCAGATCAGCGCCACCATGCCAGATTCTACGCATATTATGAATACTCCGAACGCACCAACAGCGCCGGAAATCGCTACCGCGATATCACGCACTTGGAACCGATCGCAGCGCCCGCCACCGCAGCGAGTACCGACACAACCGCGATTCTCGCAGAACTGCGCGCGATGCGCGCCGCCATTGACACGCTGGCAAAGCAGATGCAATCGGTAACCGATCTGCTATGCCTGGCAGCCCCACCGCCACCCACCACGCCCACGCCGATCGCCACCGCCACAGCGCCCGCCAGCCCGCCAGACCACGACACAGCGATACCCGCAGACTACCCGCGCGGGAAAAGCAAACTCTTCAAGACCTAACTATTGCAACGGTTTTGCCCGTATATTGCCCATCGCGAACAAATGTGCTACAATGCCACAAACCATAGGAGGCACCAACCGTGTACCACCTACTATACCATACAGCATTTACAGTAATCCGAGCGCTCGCCGTGCTATCACAAACCCATAACAACAATGACCGCTCAAAAATGTAGTGCACGCACGGCACGCGGGCGGCCGTGCCGCGCCTGGGCCATGCCAGACACAGACCCGCCGCGATGCGCCGCGCACCGCGACGACCGCGGAGCCCACGGCGCACCAGCAGGCAACACAAACGCACGTGAACACGGTTTTTACTCGCCCGCACTCGACGCCGCGGAACTCGCCGACCTGGTCAGCCTGGCTGATGATCCCTCTCTTGACGACGAAATAGCGGCCGCCCGCGTCGCCCTGCGCCGTGTACTGGCAGCCCTCGACACAGACCAGCCCGATCCCCGCCTAGCCAGCCTGGCCTTTGCTGGCACGCGAACGATCGCGCGACTTCTGCGAGACCAGCGCGCGATCTCTGGTGATGCCGCGGATGGCATTGCCGGCGCCATCGCGCAAGCCCTGGACGAATTGTCAACAGAGTGGGGTATTGACCTATGAGCGGAAGCGGAGAAGAACGACTGAGGCAGGCAGCGCGCCGCTTGAAACAACAGCGCACCCGTACCACGATCGACGCTGCACCATGCACGCCGTTTGACGTCGCCATGCTGGAACAAATGAACACCATACGTCACGATCTGGACGAACTGACCAGCCGCGTATGGTGGTTAATCACGATCGTCATAGCCGCAGCCATCGCAAACGCAGTAATCGGATTCCTCCTATGAGTCAAATAAGCCGCGCCGCCAAAGCCCTGCTATCAGATATCCGCTGCTTTTCCCAACTTGTGATCCGCCTACCGCTCCGATCCTACCAACTGGACCCCCTACACGCCATCCTAGACAGTGTACTAAACCGCCGCGGCCTTGAATTCTTGCTGATATTCCCTCGCCAAACAGGCAAAAACGAAGCCGTCGCCCAACTACTCGCCTATCTCCTAAACATCACCCAGCGCGCCGGAGGAAATATCATCTATGCCGCCACCGGGAATGGCCTCGGCATGGGTATTGAACGCCTCGAAGACCGACTCGACAACGCATGGAACCGCGGAGCATGGACCAAAAAGACCAAGCCCGCGCGCCGCTGCCTGGGTAATGCCGCTGTCGTATTCCTATCATCCCACCCCAGCGCCGCCACCCGTGGACAGACCGCCCACTGGCTCCTGGTCCTCGACGAGACCCAAGACCAAGACGGCCCACACTGCGAGGCAGTCTTTACACCCATGCGCGCCGCCAACAATGCAACGGCCGTCTATATCGGAACCGTCAAACTAACAACCGATTACCTGTGGACCAAGAAACAAGAGCTGGAGCGAGAGACCCAGCGCGATGGGATCCGCCGAGTATTCCTGGTACAGCCCGAAACCGTCATCAAGGAAAACCCCGCTTACCAACACTTCCTAAATGCCCAAGTCCGCAAACATGGACGACACCACCCCATTGTAGCCAGCGAATACTACCTAGAGCCCATAGACGGCGCCGGAGGCTTGTTTCACCAACGCCGCCGACTCCTGATGCACGGCAGCCACCCACGCCAGGCAGAGCCCATCACCGGCGAGCTTTACGCCGCCACCCTCGACGCCGCGGGCGAAGACGAGCAAAGCACCGATCCCCTAGCCCAGCTCGCCAACCCTGGCAGAGATTACACCGTAGCTACAATATTCCGCGTCATATTCCCGGCGCCTGGTCACTATGCCCCTGGGCCCACCTACGAGGCAGTAGACGTATTCATAGACCACGGAAGCAAACACTTCCAAAACGTACCCGGGCAGCCCGCCCTAGTCAACCGCCTTGCCGCCTGGCTCGACGCCTGGCAAGTGGCCCACCTGGTCAGCGATGAAAGCGGAGTGGGCCTGGGCCTTACGTCCTGGCTTGCCGCAGCCCTGGGCCCCCACCGCGTCACAGGCTACAACTTTGCCGGAACTGGCAAAAAAGCAGCGCTCGGGTCGCTATTCCTATCCCTGATAGAGACTGGACGCTTCAAATACTGGACCGGAGACCAAGACACACCCGCAAGCGACGGATGGTGGTTCTGGCAACAGGTCACGAGCTGTACCTATGAATTGCCACCCGATGGACGCTTCGATCGCGATCTCAAATGGTCAGTCCCCACCAACCACAAGACCGACACCCCCAACGGACCCCAGCCCACCCACGACGACCGCCTATTATCCGCAGCCCTGGTCGCAGAGCTCGACCGCCTGATCCGCACCGGTGCCGCCATACTCGGAACCGCAGCAAGCAGAGTAATCCACGCCGTGGACCCCCTTGCCCGGGAGAATCTATCATTCTAAGGAGGCTATCTAATGCGACAAGATCCGCGACACCTGGTCATACCCTTTATCTTTGCCCTACTCGCCGTAATCGCTATCTGGCTCCAGAGCGGAGGCTAACACCATGATGAGACATACCTTTGTTTCTGGAAAAAAGACACCCGCCGAGGCAGACCCACCGCCCGCAACCCGTGCCTTCGAAGCCCTACTCTGTGATCCAGACGGTGCCGAGGCAGCCCGCAACATCCTTGACGACCTCGACGATACCTACTTGCACAACATCGCCGAGGCAGCCATCGCCCTGGCTGGACTAGCCCACAATCTCTACATGCACCGCGCCGACCAACGATGGAACCGACTATAGAAAGGAAGCCCGTACAATGAACCGAGACGGACAAATCAACTGGATCAACAACCTGGCTCAGAACATCGCCGACTATGGCGGCGAGGGAACCGCCGTCGAACTGGTAGACTATGCCCTAAGCCCGGAGGGACAAGCCGAGTGGGGTATCACCGTCCCCGCCTGGTTCGATGATCACGATCGCTATCTGCTAATCGTCCGCGTTGGCGCCCGGCTATGATCACCATGACCCGTTCACCACTAACCATTCCCACGGAGCCCATACACCATGCCTAGACTGTCCAGCGCCAATGTCCCCAACCGGAAACGCTGCCATATTTGCGTCAACCCCGCCTGTGCCCTGGGTCGGCCCGAACTCGCCCACCAAGGCAGACGCACCCGCCAAAACTGCGCCCTGTGTGGCTGGGCCCTGCGCTCGATACGCCGCGCCCATCATGGAGAATTCTAGCGAGAGAGAGGAAGCCCGTAGAATGACCCGTTCACCATTCACCATTAACCATTCACCATTAACCATTCTCACCTGGTCCTTGCCACTCGCTACACTGGCCTTGACCGCCGCTTGCACCACGGAGACGCCAACCATGATCCAAACTGCACTACAATACAGCGCCCACCTACCGATCGCCGCACGCCATAGCAACCCGCCACCCCTAACCAGCCCTAAAAAAGGTGTAGTATTCTTTGGAGACCCGCGCGCCCTGGGCCCCCTGGGCCCCTCCTGGGCAGTGATATCTGCCTGGACCCTCGACAACGCCTACACCTTGCCCACCGGATGGCCCTCGGATGTAGAGCCCGTGCTCCTATTGACCCACGCCACACCCATAGAACGCGCCATAAACAACAACGCCCCCCTACCGACAAAACGAATCATGCTTTGGAACGAACCCGACCTATGGCACATCCCCACCGACAACGCCGCAGCCCTCACCGCCGAATTGATCCGCAAACATCCCAACCATGAATACATCCTACTCAACCTAGCTGGATCCCTACAATATGCCCTTGAATTCTCCGCAGCCTATGACAAACTAACCGGTAAACCCTGGCCTGATGGCGCCCGCCTCGGGTACCATTGCTACAACCCCGCCCACGCTTGCATAGCCCGCTTGCACGACGCCAAGACGATCGCCCGCACCATAGGAGCCCCCAGTATCTGGTTAACCGAGTTTGGTACACCGCTCGGCATTGATACCACCATGAAAGACCGCGCCCGAGACCTCGACCAACTAATAGCCTACATGGAGCGAGACGCCGCCATAGAACGCTACGCGTACTTTGCCACCATGCTGCCCGACAACCTATGCAACGACATAGCCGATCCCACCATCGGATGGATCCCCCTAGCCTACCAAGTGTTCAGAAAAGACGAAATCCGACTATCCTACACTGGCAAATGGTACGCCTACAAGATCCCCCTGGTCGGAACGATGCACTATGCCAACAACCGCCCCACCGTAGGCCGGATTGCCAATCCGGCCCCCACCGTTGCCAATCCGGCCCCTAGCGAGAGAGCGAAAGGAAGCCCGTAGAATGGCCCGTTCACCATTCACAATTAACCATTCCCAATTCACCATTAACCATACCCGCGCCCCCTGGCGCCTACGCCTGGCTAACTGGCTTGCTGGGCCCTATCGCCTGGCCTCAGTATCCTCGCAAGTAGACGACTCTGCCGGCTGGCTCGCCTTTTCTGGTGGGCCCAACGACCGCGACGCCAGCGAGATCCAACAACAGTATACAGACGCCCTCGAAGCCTGGCGCAAAAACCCCATGGCAAAACGCATCATTGACACCATCACAGACTATTGCCTAGGAGACGGCATCACGCCCACCGCACCCGGAACCATCGGCCGATTTCTCGATACCTGGTGGAACCATCCGAAGAATCAAATGGATCTGCGAATGCCCGAACTGTCAGACGAGCTCGCCCGCGCCGGAGACCTATTCTTGACCCTACACCGTAACCCCACCGATGGACTATCCTACATCCGACCCATCCCCAAAGACCGCATCACCAAAATAGAGACCGCCCCCAACGATTGGGAAACGGAACTTGCCTACCATGAACGCATCACCGACAGCCCCGCAGATACAAGATGCTGGCTATCACCCAGCCACCCCCAAGCCGCCGAGGCAAACGCCATCATGGTACATTACTCTGTTAATCGTGTAATAGGCTGCCTGATGGGAGAATCGGACCTGGCAACTATTATACCCTGGCTCCTGCGCTACTCAAGACTAATCGAAGACCGCGTAAGACTGCACTGGGCAGCCCGCGCTTTTCTCTGGATTGTCACCGTACCCAGCGCCAAGGTAAACGCCAAACGAGAGCAGTACAGAACCGCGCCCGACTCTGGATCTATCATAGTCAAAGACGAGACCGAAGACTGGTCACCCGTAGCACCCAACCTACAAGGATTTGATGCTCAATTCGATATGCGATCCGTCAGACAGATGATCGACGCTGGATCCGGCTTACCTCCCCACTGGCGAGGCGAAGCCCACGACGTCAGCCTTGCCACCGCCGAGGCGATGGAACACAGCGCATCACGCCACCTAAGACGCCGTCAAAAATACCTACAATACATGGTCCTTGACTTGCTGCACCTGGCCTACACCCGCGCCTGGCAACTGCGCACCGTCCGCGCCCGACCCAACCGCGACGCCATCACCTGCACCCTAACCGATATCGATCGCGACGACAACCGAGACCTAGCCGAAGCCGCCCGCACCATCGCCCAAGCATCACAGACCCTACACGCCACCCTAGAAACACCAAGCAACCGCCAATCGACACGACTACAACGCCTTGCCCTACAGCTTGTCACCAAGTTTGCAGGCGAGCCCCTTGACGATGACCAACTCGACGCCATACAACAAGAGCTCGCCACCCTGTCAGCCCCGGCCCCCACACTCGAGACCCAAGGAGATCCACAGCACCAAAACGCACCAATCGAAGAAGAAGAAGAAGACGCAGAACACGCCACCGAGGGAGAGCCCGCCTAATGGCTATCTTGCGAGTATTCCCACGCCGCACATCACACACACCCACGGACGACCGCGCCTACATCGGGTTACCGGTCCCGGGTCACGTGCCACCCCTCGACGACATAGACCAGATCCACATATCTTGTACTTTTACATGGGATACCCGCACCGCCTACGAACTACAACAAGCCTGGTCCCGATATCACCCCACCGTCAAAGTAGGGGGCCCAGCCATCGCCGACACACCATCGACCGCTTTTGTCCCTGGACGCTACATCAAGACCGGCATCACCTTTACAACCCGCGGATGCAACAACAACTGCCCCTGGTGCCTGGTGCCTAGTCGTGAGGGAGCCCTACAAGAACTTGATCACTATCCCCTGGGTCACACCATACAAGACAACAATTTCCTGCAGGCATCACGCCCACACATAGAAACCGCCTTGACCATGCTCCGCAGCCTGGGCCAGCAAATCAGCTTTGTTGGGGGTCTTGACGCCCGCCTACTAACCGCTGATATAGCAGACCTACTCAAGACCGTGCCGATCCGTCAGCTTTTCCTAGCCGCCGACACAGACGCAGCCCTAAAACCCCTGGAACAAGCCCTATACCACCTACGAGACCTACCCTTGAGAAAGAAACGCTGCTATGTTCTGTGTGGTTTTGCGGGTCAGACCCTCGACGACGCCTA